CCAGGCACAGCTATAAAAGCTTTTGAAATTGAAACAGGCATTGACAGAACTGCTGATTACTGGGCAGGGACTAGCGGTGCCGCTAATTTTACATTTAATTTTAACGCTAGGTTTGCACAAGGCGGGATCATTATTGGCGGTTATGCTGTCGGTTTTGTAAATCCATTTTCTACCCCAATTGGAACTTTTAGTGCGCCTTTCGATTCAAATTTTTTCACACTTCTTTTCGGGACTAGCAGCCCGTGCTTGATCGTATATCCAGAAGCAACTGTAAACAAGCAAAGCAACCCAAGCAACCCTGCCAGCACAGGTGAGTTGTATGGGTTAGAACTAGAGGAAGCCTACAGTCCAGTGCAAAATCCTTCAGCATTCCCTTCCACTTACGACTTCACTGTTTTTTCTGACATCACTTTTTTAGAAATCGATGGTGATATATATGACGCCGTACAGCAAGGAAACCCAAGGAAAACTACTCGGCAGATTTCTATTTTCTACGACAACGGAGCTGATGTTGTTTTATACAGCCAAGGGTCGTCGAGTTCTGGCCCAAGCAATCAATTTGTTGACTTAGCCATGCACTTGTTTGCTTTAATCAAAAGAGCAAACCCAAATAACGCATCAATCTCACAGCCTATTGATATTTCTAATTTACAGGCACTGGCTACTTTCTCACAAAACATAAAAACTTTTTTCAATGGCGTTATTGATCAGTCTGTAAACGTCGTGGAATACATTACAAGCATGGCACCGTTTTTTCTGCTTTCGTTTATCTCTCAAAATGGGCGCTATAGTTTGCAGCCGTTGTTGCCGTTGTCAAGTAACAATATAAACGTTTCTGCGTTGACCCCTGTCAAGACGTTCACCGAAGCTGATATTTTGCCAGGGTCATTTTCAAAGGTGTATTTTGACCAAGCGCAAAGGCGAGACTTCAACGTTTCAGTAATTTTTAGAGAATCTTCTGCCCAAGAAATCGGCGGGCAACGAACAAAAACTGTGCGATTCTCGACGACTGCAAATGATGCACCGACAGAGCAATTTGACATGACAGATTTTTGCACAAACCAAGAGCACGCAGAAATTTACGCTAAGTACGAATTGTCACGGCGGAAGCATTCAACGCATACAATCAGTTTTGACGTGCCCTTGCTAACCACGTCTTTGATTCCGACGCAGATCATTAAAGTGCAACGGCAAAGGATTAATACTACGGGAGACGATCGAATAGAAATTGAAACCTATCAAGTCACAAGTATCGAACACGCTTCAGACGGCACAACGAGCATCTTGGCGATGCACTTTCCTGTCAATGGAAGTGGTGTTTCATTGATCAGCAACGACGTTGTTAACACTGCTTTTGAGGTTGTCTGATGGCTGATTTCCCTGCACTAACTCCAAACGCAAGACAGTTGACGCTTGGCAATTTCCCGCAAGCAACTTATGGCGGGCCTAGTGGAATTAACGTTCGTTTCTTGTTTAACGAAACAAAAGGCGCACAACATCTGCTAACTCTTAGTTACGTCGGTTTAACCGAAACTCAAGCTAATTTAATTACTAATCACTATGTTGGCCAGCAAGGCTCTTTGATCGCTTTTAATTTGCCTAGTGTGGTTTGGTCTGGATATTCAGCCGTGCCTGTAAGTGCATCAAATTATCAGTGGCAATATGCAGGCGCGTTTTCTGTTGAGCAAGGTGGGGTGACAGGTCGGTTTAACATAGAAATAGCTCTGCTGAGCGTCTTAGCTTAAAAATGGATTTTTTCCCTTCGCTGTCGCCAAACGTTCGGGTCTACTCCGTTGGAGATGTTCCTGTCGCCAGGCAGATGGCGTTAAGTGGCGCGACAACAAATTTTAGAAGAGGGAGCAGGCTTGTAAATCAAAATTTGCAGCTTACGTTTTCGCATCTAACGGAAACAAATATGAACCTTATCACGGCGCATTATTTGGCCGCCAAAGGTACTTATGACTTTTTCTTTGGAACAAATGCGCTGTGGGGTGATTACAGCGGAACAGAACCAGTTGCAGTGCTTGGAAACACAGCTTGGAGATATGCAAGCCCGCCAAGTATTACTGATGTTTCCTATGACCGGTTCACTGTTGAAGTTGAACTGATAAGCCATTCTGTCGAGCAGGGTGATTTCAACCTTGATGGCGGGAGTGCAGACGGTTCAGCAGCCGTTTACATTGTTGACGCGCTTACAGCTTCAGCCACTCCGGCTAGAACCTACATCTTCAACGGGGGTGACTCATGAGCATCACTATTAATTCGCTGATGCAGCAGCGCCGTGATACGGCTGCAGACTGGACATCACAAAACCCAACGCTTCTTAATGGTGAGCTGGGATATGAAACAGATACAGGGAAGTGGAAAGTAGGCACAGGCTCTGCGGTTTGGACGGCACTGGGATATACGCCTTGGAGTCAGATCAGTGCTTATCCGCTTGTCAACGCCAATATTGCGTCAAATGCTGAGATTGCTGTTAGCAAGCTTGCAAACGGGACAGCACGTCAACTGCTGCAAACTGACGTAGGTGGAACAGGCGTTGAATTTGCAAGCAACATTGATGTACCCGGCACGCTTGACGTAACAGGTGCGGCCACATTTGACAACAACGTCACGATCCAAGGCGATCTGACTGTCAATGGGACAACAACAACGATTGATACAACCACTTTGGTTGTTGAGGATAAAAATATTGAAATGGGAGCGGTCTCGACTCCTACGGATGTAACAGCCGATGGCGGCGGCATCACTCTTAAAGGCACGACGGATAAAACCATCAATTGGGTGGACGCGACTGATGCGTGGACATTTAGCGAGCACCTGAACATTGCGAGCGCGAAAGAATTTCGTATTGCTGGGACGAAAGTTCTTGATGCGACAAGCCTGGGGGCTGCTGTTGTTGCTTCTAGCCTGACCAGTGTTGGAACGATTGCGACTGGTGTTTGGAATGGCACGCCTATTGCAACGGCTTACATTGCTGACGGTGCGGTCACAACAGTCAAGCTCGCAGACGATGCGGCAACAACTGCAAAGATTGCAGACGATGCAGTAACAGCGGCCAAACTCGCCAATACTGCTGTAACGCCTGGTTCTTATAGCGTTTCAGACATTACGGTTGACGCGCAAGGAAGGATCACCGCTGCAGCTAATGGCACGCTTCCTGATGCCGACAAAATCATTGAAGGCAACACAGAGGCGGAAGTTGTTGACACAGGCGCTGATGGTCATTTCAAAGTCACGACTGAAGGAAGCGAGCGCATCCGTGTTGGCCCTGCTGGCCAAATTGGTATCGCTGGGGCGAATTACGGAGTAACCGGTCAGGTCTTAACAAGTTCTGGTTCAGGGGGCGCAATCTCTTGGGTAACTCCAGCAAGCGCAGGCGCTACCGGCGGGGGTACGGATGCCTGGGCATTGGAGCATGACAGCACTATCACAACGACTTACACGATTGGCTCTGGCAAGAACGTGATTTCTGCTGGGCCGATGACGATCAACGCAGGCGCAACTATTACAGTTCCGGCAACATCAATTTGGCGCATTCTTGATTGATGGCTTAAGGGCGAGCTAAGATTGCAGGTATTGACCCGCGTGTGACCTAGGAATGGCGTTTGGAACGGTAAAGGTCGATTCAATAACGACTAGCACCAAGACGGTGACAGTCGATAATTTGACAGAAAACGGGCTTACCTCGTCTTCTATTGGTAGCACTGTGCAGGCGTTTGACGCTGACACTGCCAAGACGGATGCGGCACAAACCTACACGGCAGCACAGCGTGGTGAGATTACGACGCTGACCGATGGGGCAAACATCAGCGTTGATTTAGCGGCAAGCAATAACTTCACCGTAACCCTGGCTGGAAACCGGACATTAGATAACCCAACAAACATTGTCGCTGGGCAAAGTGGATCAATTTTTATCGTTCAGGACGGTACGGGCAGTCGTACTTTGGCTTATGGCAGCTATTACGACTTTGCTGGCGGCACCGCACCAACGTTAAGCACTACTGCTGCGGCTGTGGATCGGATTGATTATCTGGTGCGTAGCGCGACATCAATTCACTGTGTATTCACCGCTAATTACTCATGAGCGTTATTGGTTCTAATATTCTTGCTGGCGCTAGTGGTGGTGCCGGTGCTGGTGACTACGAGATCGAACGTAGTCTTAGGTTTAACTCAGGTGATTCTGCGT